TTACTGCTCTTCCCCATGCGATCATGGTAGGGACTCCTTTCAAGTCTTGTGTGATTGTCTACTAATATATAGTGTTTCGCAACTGCGAAATCAATGCGACATTATGACTTAATGTGAGAGCGGTGAACTTTTACCATAATCCATTCATTATAGTATTCATCTGGCTTTTCCAATACCTCATGTTCCATCTGGTACTTGGCTTCCCAGTAAGAGGCTGTGCCGCGTGTCTTACAGAGTTTTAGGATTTCTCGTCGGAATCTATCTTGTCCCAGTTTCTCAACATCTCCAAGCAAGACGATGTTAGATCCAAAATAAGATTTCCACCCGCTGTCTTTTTCGACTTTTTTTCTTCGCGTTTTGCCTTTGACTTTTTTTCTTTGGATCGACTTGAAGATTTTTTTCCCAATATATTTCTTTCCTGTTTCGAGATTGGTGATGATATAAACGAATGAAGCGTGACCTTCAATCTCATCATCACCAATTTCCTTGTTGTTATAAATCCACATACAAAACTCCCTTTCGAGAGTATGTATGTTACCTCTCAGAGTAGTCGATGGGTCCACTTGGACCGTTAGTACCAGGAGCACTTGATCCATAAAGAGAATTCTTTCCTATCACACCCTTCGGCTCATAAGAACTAACTGTATAGAATGTAGGACAGTTAACACTGCTACAAACATATCCCATCATACCGCTGATTGTAATGCCACACTTCGGACACTTATCTTTCAACATACTTAAAGGTTCATAAGGTTGAGTATGTGGAACAGGATTAAGATTTTGATGCCTCTTACCCTCTTCTAAACCAATTTTGAAACCTTCTTTGAAGCCTTCTGTCCAATCATTATTCATCATAAACTCCTGTATATCCAACACCCTTATGCTTCTTTCTCGCATACTGGTCAGGACTGTAAGTCACACCAGTATATCCTATTCCACTGTGATAGTATGAACCGTAGTCATCTTCCATATAAGGAGTGAAGAACAATCTAAACAACTTAATCATCATCTTTTTCTAGTTCCACTTCTTCGTCATCAAAACACTCTTCTCCACAAAAAGAACAGAACCTTGGTTGGCCCTGCGTAGCCTCATAATCATAAAGCACTTTGTATTCCGACTCACAGAAGTTACACTTTATCTTTTCTACTTCTTTAGTCATTTTTCTTTCCTTAGATTTCACAACCACCTGCGACACACGCTAATTCCTGTGAACCAGTTGTTGTATCTTGCTTCTCATATGTAGCTAACTTTGTCCAGTCAACTTCCTTAGGCATCTTAGCAGCAAGAGCATCGTATTCTTCCTTGGTGCAATCCTGATATGGAGCCTGCTTGTATACATGGTCTGAGAATGGCAAGAATGATACACCAGACATTTCATCAAAGTGATTGTAAACCCAAGCACCAACTTCTGGCCATTCTTCTTCCTTGACTGAAACGGTAACAGAAGGCTTATGCTCACACCAATGACGCTGATATGTAAGCCACAGTTCAAGTTGTTGAATAGCAGTTAGATCCTTACGGAACACAGCATTACTAGGAGACTTCTGCGGGAATGAGAAGACATATGTATGCTGAGGCTTTGTTACATCGTCTTCAACAGGGAACCCCATGTCCTTCATCATTAGTGCTAGTGGGTCTTTCTTGTCGGCTCGTACAGTGCGAATATAATAGGGACTGTGACGAGCATGAATACCAGAAGCGGAGTCAACCAACTGCGAAACAGTGCCGCTAGGCTTGACGCAAGTAATAGCAGCAGATACAGGAATACCAAGCTTAGCTGCCCATAGCTTATTAGTCTTAACTGCTTCATCGCGGAGACCCTCCAACATTGTTTCAAGTGCGCCATCAAGTATTACTTTAGCCCCAGTACCGTTCGTGTACTCATTGTCCATAATGCCCGTCAATGATACGCCAAGCAACCGCTCTTCGGCACAGTTCTCAGCCCACTTCTTGCTCAGGTATTTGAAGTTGGTAAGTGTGGATTGGAATGTACCAAGTATAGTTGCGAGTTTGACCTTACGCTTGAGAGTTTCTGGGGTGTCATCTCCTCTAACGACAACCTCTGTGAGATTACAGAATTCTCTGGAACGTAGAATGATTTCACTACATGGATTGGTGCCGAAATCGTGGTCAGAATCTCTTCGTCCAAACTTTTCGGCCTGCTTCTTAGACGCCGCTCTACTGAATATGCCGCGTTCTCCAGAGCGTGACTCATATAGGGAAAGCCACTCACGCATGAAGATGCCCACATCAGGCTTCTCTTTAGCAACGAAAGAATTATTCGCCAGAGCGCGTTGAACATTCTCTTTCCACCAATCACCAGACTTAGCAACGCGCATCCGATCATCAGACAGATCCGAAAGAGAAATAAGAGCAGAGCGTCGAACACCACCAACGACCACGATTTCAGCAATCTTACAAACAATGTCATGTGCCTCCAATGTATTCAAACGGCGGCCAGCAGCCTTCTTGAATGTTGCTACGCAAAACTTAAACAAGTCTTCAAGCGGTGCTGGGCCAGAAGCACGACCACCAAATGTCTTGAGCGGCGCGCCAGCAGGACGAACCTTAGAAAGATCCCAACGAGGAACCTGACCAACATAAAGAAGATGAATAAGTTCCTTGAGAGACTTTGCCCAACCAAGCTTTGAGTCGGCCACTACGATGTTTGTTTCAGTGTCGTGAAATGAATCCGATACGATAGGCAGTTGATCAACAAACTTTGATTCAACAGAGAAACCAACACCAGTACCATTCATAAGAACATAAAGAATTTCATCGAATGAGCGAGGATTATCTACAGCAACATAAGAGCAATTGTAACCAGCAACATTCTCACGCTTGAGTGCTTCACCTGCAGTCATTAGACAACGCATAGATGGCATGATTTCAAGGTTCAATACAGCATCTTCAAGTTGCTTACGCTCTTCCTTGGTAACAATGTAACCAGTATTTTCCTTGATATGTTCATCGAAGAAGTTGAAATAACGAGCAACTGTTTCATCCCAGTTCTCTCTACGATTTTCTTCCCACAACCACTTAGCATAGCGGCTCTTATAAATGAATTCTTGATATAGTGTCGGTAGCATATTACTGCCTGACATGCGTGTAGTCTCCTAAATTTTTATTGATTGTTTTCTAATATATTCTTAAGTGAGGGGAATTGCTCAGTAATGATATTCCAACACTGGGTAGCTAATTCTCTATGTTCCTTCTGCGTTCCGTTGGCCATACGAAGTTCACAGTAGTGGATCCATGAACGGAGTGATCCTGACATATACATGCGTGACATAGTGAGACCTTCAGGCAAAACAGCGCGAGCCAATTCTTTTGCGATGCCATTTTTTATTGCCCATTCATAGTATGTCTTGGCAGCCAATAGCATTTCATTCTGCACAAGATTCCAACTATTTTGAAGATCGTTATTATCAGTTTCAATACTATTCTGTCTATTCTTTGTATCCTGCAATCGTGTTTCGCGTGGTTCGCTCATTTCTTGAACTTCCGCATATCGCTGTGAAAATTCCTGAAACGAGAAAGAACGATGACGAAGGATCTGTCTACCGATATCACGGGTAGTCTGGATCTCCATAACAATATGTACCATTTCAAATGGCGACCAGTGCTTGTTCTTCACAAGATACTTGAGAAGGCGTTCGCTATCTGGGTTGTCCTGATTTGCAGGATTAGATACACGCGCACAGTATGCAATCAAGCCTTCGGCCGACATGTTCAAATCATCTTCTACCTTCAGAGTCGGCTTAGTGACTCCGATCAACTTCACACTATTCATAATTTATACTTCCTGATATGTCTTGATAAAAATATTATTCTTGCAAGGATAGAACTCGCCTTCAACACCTTTGATAATCCAATCACCAACAGATGCTTCCATTGTGCCTTCTAGTGTTTTGATCCAAATTGTAGGCGGTGATGTGCTGTATCCAGTATCACCGCTATTCATCCATTCTTCTATATCTAAAACAGACTTTGCATCTGTCAATTGCATCGCTTCGATTGTTACAGGCTTCTTACGAAACTTTCTAACTACACCTTTTTCCATTGTTCAAACTCCAGCTTTGCTCTCAAATCATTAAATGTATGTCTATCTATAATACTCTGGATCTCACTTGGTGTCGTTCCCGTCAGGATCCAGTCGTTTATATCTTTTGCTACTATATTTTGAGGCCAAATAAAAATATAATCACCGTGACGAATTGTCTTATTCATTTGCTTAACAATGTCAACATTTCTTGGCTCATTATCATGTATGAACACATAATCATAATTGCCGAGCAAAAGAGTAATATTATACAACGAAGCGTCCATAGTTGCAAGTGAATTCTGCAGGAATAGACTATCGATTGGGCCTTCAACAACATAAACGCGCTTCGTTAAATCTACGCGATCAAGCCCGTAGATTTTCTTGAAGTCTTCATCCATCTTGATTGTGATATACTTAACTTTGGACTCACCAATAGCACGACCCTGGAAACCAAGAATCTTTTTGTCTTGGTCATAGAACGGGAATATGATACGCTGTTCTTCAAACAAAGTCTTTTCATAATCAGGCAACATCTCCAGAACAAACGCTTTGAAGTTGGATGCATAGTATATATCATTCATTCTATCGCGCGGTATCTTACGATCCACAAGATACTTCTTTGCTGCATGGTCTTCTGGTAGAGATTCGATAGTAGGAAGATTTATCTTCTGTGCGATATTGAATACAGGCTTTGTCTTTGCTATGGAAAAATCTGGTGTTGCTACATTACCTTTGTTCTCATTCTTGTAGCGTTCCAACTGATACTCACGATAGAGTGAACGATCAATCGTCTTTAGAAAGTTTCCAATAGAAAGCGAAGTGCCACAGTTATGGCACTGGAAATATAGATCGGACTTGCGGCGGTAGAAATAGCCGCGCGTCTTCAACTTATTCTTATGGGAATCTCCACAGATAGGGCAACGGAAGTTCCAGAGAAATTCCGATTTCTGTTTAAAGCGTTCCAGTTTAGTGGAAACGAGAGATATGTATTTCCGATCAATATACAAAGACATAATGCCACCTAATGTTACATAGATGGCATTATATCAGGTGGATTTAAAAAGTCAACGGTTACTTGTCTAACTTGTTATACATTCTGGCTAGACGATCTCTCAATTTGTCCATATCTTTGGTATCAGCTGGACCAGCGGACTTCTTTTCTTTTCTAATATCTATCGTATCGTCCCATGCTTTGCCGTGCTTTTTACGAATACGATCTTTAAGTTCCTTTCTTTCATCATCCGAAAGACTGGACTTACCGCGGAGTTCGTTTAGTTTTATTTGAAAATTTTCTTTGATGTCCATTTTGATTTACCTTAATCGAATAGTTTGCTGATATTGATTGCGTTGTTTGCTATTAGGAACAGGAAGAATGTGATAACGGCTGCTGCGCCATATTTCCACATTTCAATTTGTCCAATACGCTTAGAGATTCCAGTGTCTTCTTTATGGATCTCATCTCTCAACTTTTTCAGTTCGGTCAGAATTGACTTTTCGGAATCTTCTATCTTGTCTGTCAATTCTTTGTTGATTGTATTGATTCGGTTGTAGATATCTTTGATGTTATTATTTGTTTCTATTCTTCTCATTTCCAGAACACTCTGCATTTCGGCTGTTGTTTTTTCTTGGTTCTCAAGTCTCTGTTCTTGCAGAGATACCATTCTAGAGAGACTGGACGCAATCTCTTGCATCTTGTCAATCGTAGTGTCGAACTTTTCTAACAAAGCTGACATAGTAACTACATCTTTTTTCAATAATTCAATATCAACTTTAATTTCTTGTTCAGACACTTCAAAGCACTCCTATATTATTTTTATTTATCTCTTCCCATTCCTGCCGGTTTTTTTGGCTTTAATGGAGTTGGTTGTGATTGCGATGCTACTTTGGTTTTTACTATGATTTGTGGTTGGGCTGAAGAAACAACAGCATTAATTCTGCTTTGTCTTTCCATAACACGACTACCAAACCAGAATGCGATTATGGTTGAGAATAGAGACATTGTATCAA